CTTGAAGTCCATGAACGGAACGGGCTTACTTAGCTTCACTCCGCCACCAATGGGGTGATACAAGCCAGCCTCTATCTGCGCCGCCTTTGACCGCGTTCCCTTTGCGATATCCCACAAGGCTTTCAGCTTCTTCAGGTCGCCACCACCGGCCTTCTTCTGCACCTTCTGGTTCATGATCGCCATGTTCATGGCGTCTAATGTAGGTTTATTGGGCATAAGGATTTCCCCGCGACTGGCGTTTTATTTCGACATAATCGTCGTCATCATAGCGAGGCGGAGGGTCAATGTCCAACCACCCAGCGTCCCGAAGATACCGCAAACCCTGTGAGCAATTATGAACTAGGATTCCGTTAGCAAAATAACAATGCTCATCTTCGACCGTCAAATCATAAACGGCTCTTGTAATATTCAGTGACTTTACCTTGTTCACCGCGCCTATACGCAGATTCGGCAACCTGACATTTCCCGCCACAAAACTTCTTTCTTGGCGTCTTTGCAATAAATTCGTTACCGCACCATACACACTTACCATGCAATTCAGGATATACGCGAGGTATTGTCCATATTGGCCTTTTGGCTTCTTTTGCGTGCTTTTTATGCCATTCTCTACCAGCTTCTGATTTATGCCATTCAGCCGCTTTTGATCTAATTGATTGAAGATGAGCCAGTTGTTTAGGGCTTTTGCCGAAATCTGATCTTTCGCTTTTATGCTTTTCCCAGTGATCTTTTTGGCTGATACATTCCAAGTTCTCAATCGCGTTGTTTGCTGCGTTCCCATCAATGTGGTGGACATGATGTCCGGCTGGAATTGGGCCTTTGTAAAATTCCCAAACATCTCTGTGAAGCCTGCGGCCTGCCCTTGCAAAATATCTTTTATGTGCCGCGTTGTTGCTTTCAGGATATCGGTTATATTTCCTGCCGTTAAAGACAATCGTTTCCACAGCAACAGAACCAGAAGTTTTAAATGGCATGATGTGCCTCCTTGATAGAGAAACACATTATCACATGCTTGAATTAATGAATCAACTCTAGACCAACCATTATTTGTCATTACTAAATGATCTGGTGTAGCAATAAGCTTTTGTTTTCCAGAATCAATTTCCCAAACTTCTTTAAATCCATTATTGTGAACCGCCGAAACCCTTTTTTTACCATTAGGTGTCATTACAAAATCACCAACAACCACATCCACAATGCGCTTCACTGAATTATCAGCCATTGTGATAAGTGTTGATGCGTCAACGCAGGCGTCCACCATGTCGTCGTGCGTGCAGTCCGGGAAGCTGCATATCTGGCTTACAAAGCCTTCCGCCCAATCCCTGACGTATCCCTTGCGGTTGCTGGATTCAGGTATCCACACTCTCTTAGCCTGAATGATATTCGCCACAATGGACAGCCGCTGAGTCTTGTCCGCCTTGCCGGGGTTATACGCCTGAACAGGCAGATAAGCCCTCTGAAGGTCTTGGATCAGGCTAATACCGGCTGACTTGTCCTCCACCAGAATCAGGTCTACCTTCTTGCCGCCGATAGACTTTCCTTCCTCTGTGCCGTAAACAACATCGTATTCGCTGATTACCTTCGGGCGCAGATCAGGGTATTGCAGGCGCTCGTTCCAGACATCTATGACCATCACAGACATCGGCGCATCTAGCGGCTTGAATACCCCCAGCACGATACAGGCGGTCGGATCGTTCTGCGTCTTGTCAGATGTGGCGCAGTCATACGACTGGATGATGTATTCAAACTTGGGCAGCGGCCTGTCAGCAGGCCACAACTGGAACCAGTCTCGCTTCACGATGCCCGATTCTTCAGGGTCGATAATCTCCGCGTAAATCTCCTGCCTTCCCAGTTTTGTTCCCTCGTATTGCAGGATTTGCTTCTGGAAGGTCGGAGAGAGGTTTGCTAAATTGGCATGAGTGCTGGCTCTGGTGACAACAACATCGTCGCCTTCCCTGCCGTTGAGTTCTATCAGCAGGTCTTTCGGCTTCGGCGTGGTCGTGCAGATTACCCTTGTCCTTGCGCCCAAGCGAACAGACAGCATGATCTGATCCCATGCGTCCTGTATGTAGTCCCAAGTAGCCAACTCGTCCAGCCAAGCGCCATGCCACTGAGCGCCACGAAACCGTTCAGGCTCACTGGCGGGAATACCTTTGATCAGGCTTCCATTGGTAAGGGTTAACTCGTGCAGGCTCTTGTTGTAGTCCTTAATCAACGGCTGCGGAACTACGTTAATCAGACCACTATCGCCCTCAAAGCATGTGCCGCGAACGTCTGAGGATGTCGGCGCAGCTACCAGCCAACGGGACTTAGGCTCAGTCCAAGCCCACCAGCCTATTTGCTCTGCCGCCGTTCTCGTTTTCCCCGCGCCACGCCCGGCTTGCAAAAGCCAGATAGCCCACCACTCCCCAGCAGGCACTATCTGATGCTTGTGAGCAGTCATCAACCATCTGGCACGCCATTCAAAACCCGCCCTGTATTCCGGCGATAGCAGATCGTATTGCTTGCGGACATCCTCTGACTTCAGGATTTCTGCTACGTTAGTCATTGTGCGGCGCAATATAGGTCATGATACTCGCTCGACTTATTCGACACTTTTCATAGTGTGACGCACCGCAACATTAATCGTCAGATTGGCGTGTGAGTTCGATATTCTGGATTAAAGCATCAAAAATGCCGTGGTCTACCTTGATGGGAGCGCCATCCTCTACCCCCTCATGCTGGAGGCGTTCACCGTAAGCCTTGGGCAGATACTTAGCAGCCAGCCACTTCCTGCCGTCCATTCGCAGCCTCTTCTGCGCGATACTGGCGGGGTCTATTCGCTCATTACCCTTATCGTCCATCACATATGCAGGAGGCTCATCAATAATCTCTGCAATTTGATAGGCGTAGGTATGCGCTCCATCCTGTCTTGCAGTTTCGTAACGCTTAAGAAACTCTGGATATAAGCGAAGCCAAGCATATACCGTTACGGCACTAGGCATATGATTTGCATCGACTATTTTGGGAAGTGGGTGACCTAGAGCGAGTCCGGCGCAGATTTCGTCTGCTATCTCTTCGGAGTATTTGGAGGGGCGACCTACTTTACGCTTTACATGAACGGAGTCGATATCTACGCCAGAATTCGTTTTGGCGGGTTTTCGGGGCTTTTTGGGACTATCCCCTTCCGGCAATGCCTGAGCCTCTCCTGCGGCGTTCTGTGCGGTTTTAGGCATATATTCCGTTCCTTTTTCCAAAGTAATTGGCCTCCCCAATAACAAAAGTGCCGGTTACTGATCCGGCGTTGTGCTGGCTCCACTGGAGGAGGAGGGGGAGAGCCGCCAACAGGTTTACCGCGCTTTTTGGCGCGGGAAGCATAACTGTCCCAATCGCTTTTGGCGGAAAACGGACACACTATGCCTCTTCTACTGTGATTCTATACTTTTTGTTATTGATGTCAATGACTTCAACCGTTTTTTTTGTTGATTTGAAAGACTTGTCCTCGTTCAAATCCCATTGCATATGCCCTACAGAGTGAATCAATCCCTGCGGATCCTGCGTTGAGAGCAGGATTTTGATACGACTGGCAATGTAGTCGCAATACGACAGGGATATGTTGTCGTTCATTTGGTATTCTCCATTTCTTCCAGTTGAATTTTCAGGCTGTTGATAGCCTCTTGTTCTGTTGATCCCCAGCCTACAGGACTTTCAGGTTCTCCATCGTAATTGTCAGAAACGGCAGACCAGTCATAATTCCTGTTTGGAATTGGCGGGTATTCAAAGCTGGTGATGATTTTCATTATTGCCCCCTTGCTTTGTTGATGGCTTTACGGGCGTTATTTTCCCAAACCAAATAAGCGGCACCTTCTGGTTTTTCCAGTAAAGCCGCCTCCAGCGCGGCCACCAATTCCCTGTTGATGTCTTTCAGCAGGATGATTTTTAGTGATTGGTCTACAGCTTCGTTCATTACTTGTTGTGGTGTCATGTTATTGCCCCTTAGCTTTAGCGATTGCTGCGCGGGCTAACGGTATGGCTTTTTCACTCAATTCGCGCTCTTGCCCTTGAGTGACTGATTTTTCTACGGCTAGCATGGCTTCCAGCGCGGCGAGAAGATCGGGCGCGGCATGGACAAGCGCCATTTCTTTTGCAATGGCTTTGCTTGTCGGGCTGCTGCTGTCAATAATTTCGCCAAGCGGCGCGGGTATTGCTGAGATTTTGATGTGTTGGTAGGTCATTTCTGCATCTCCTGAGTGATGCCCCGAAGGGCTTAGGCTGTTTGGTTTTTTTTCTGTTTTCCAAACAATTATTCCGTAGCATCTTGCCGTTTCATAATCCCACGATTGAATTACTTTACAATTTTTGCAAAACCTCGTCATGGGTTTCCCGCCGTTTTTATTTTGAATCGGCTTCCACGAATGAAAGCCGATTGTGCATTTAATCGGCATCACGCCTCCTCAAACTTTTTAATAACAGCGATTGCTTGTTCTGCGATCACTTTGTCTTTTTTTAAGACTGCAATCATCAGAATAGAACGGGCTTGTTCGGCACTTGAAACCGTGTAACCCATAAGCATGAATTTCATTTTGTTCCCCTTGTGTGTTGTTGAGTTGATGAGTGCAGCGAGTGATGTAACTATAAGTTAAACAAATAGGGGCTGTCAACCCCTATCTGCAAATATTTTTTTTACGCCATTTCCAAGAATTTCGGGCGCTGGATTACGGTCTGGTTTACGCCGTTATAAACGGTATGTTCCTTGACCGTGGCGCGGACTTTAAATTCACCGTCCGTATCCAGCATCACAGCCGCCGTTCCCTTGTAGGTCACCACATTACCATTGGAATCGCGGCAGATGCTGATGTAGCAGGGCATCCAGCGGTTCCCAATATCAATCACGCGCTCAATTTTGAGCGTCAATTCCATTTTGTCGCCAATTTGCCCCAGAAACGCGCTGGCTGCGTTTTTGGCGCGTTTGGCTACCTCACCCTCGACCATAGCAATCTGACGCTCTGACGGCGTTCTGAGCGTTGCCAGCATATCCCCAGCAAGACGATCCCAAAAGGCGCTGCCGTCATTGATGCAGAGTGTTGCCAGCTTTGCCAGAAAATCGGCATTGGCGGCGCGGTAGGCGGCTTCAGCGGTAACGCGCTCGGCTGCTTTACGGGCGGCTTCTGCCTGCTCTGCCGCAAAACGCTTGGCGGCACGTTTCTCCGCGCTTGCATTCAGCTTGGCAAGTTCTTCTGCCGTGTAGAGTCGGTCAT